TTCAGCTAAAATGGGTTGGAAATATAAACACAAAGATAATTGTAGATTGGTTATCAACCATAAAGTTATTAATATTGAAGTTATAGAGGAAACACATGATGTATATGATATATCAGTTCCAGAATACCATAATTTTGTAGCAGAGGGTGTAGTTTTACACAACTCCCATGCTTCAGATGCGTTCAGGTATTTGGCAGTATCATATGAGGAAGAAGACCCATCGCTTTTAGGTGGTAGTGTTCAACAAAGAAACAATGTCTTAAACTACAAAAGGAAAAAACTACAAGGGGTGTCTCGAACAAAGAAGCGTAAAACAAACCATGTAGTAGGTTCATCACAATATAAGGGTAATATGGAATTGGATAAGGAGGGGTTATGGAAATAAGGGTATGTAATGCTAATGATGTAATAGAATTGTTACAATTAGCAAGGGATGATGATGAGAAAAACTCAGTGGACACATGGGAACAATATCAAAAGTGGTTGCTTGATAGTTTATATACTAAAAATAACTTTGTTTATATAGCAGTAGATAATGGTAAGATAGTAGGATTCTTAGTGTGGAATCTTTTCATTAAGCTATTCAAGTGGACAGCATATCTTGGTTATATTTATGTGTCAAAAGATAAAAGAAACAGAGAGGCGTCTTCTTTGTTGGTTAAAGAGTTTATTAAAGCTGCATATAAATCGCCCGCACAAAGGTTTGAATTCAGTAGTAAGGTACTACCCAGTAAATGGGTAAAGTATGTTTCTCTGAATGTACCCCATGATAAATATATGACTTACCATATCAAGCGGAGTGATGAAATAAGAGAGTGGTATAATGAAAATATACGAGAAAATTAGAATTGATATTGAAACAGGTGAAATATTAGAAGAAGTCAGTTATGAATATGAAGGTCCTATTGCTAAATGTGATGGCGATGGTGGCGATGGTGGCGGTGATGGTAGTAGTGGTCCTGGAATGGGAGACGGTGCTAGTATAGGTGGTGATATGGGTCCATCAGCTGGTTTAGGTGCTGCTGGCGTTTCTGGTCCAAGTGGTGACTCCAGCCCAAGTGGTGATTCTAGTAGTGGCAGTAGCAGCAGTAGTTTTGGTCAATCAGATGTATCTGGTTTAGCTGCAGCAGAAGCAGCCGCCTCTACTGGTGATTTATCTGGTATGGGTTCGGATGCTTTATCAGGATTTGCGATGGATATGAGTGATGTTAACTCATCTAATACTTCTGTCGCTGATGCACAGGCTGATGTAGATGCTGCTAACGCTGGTTCATTTGGGTTTAGTTCACAAGATGCTCTTCTTGGGTTTACTCTTGGTTCAACATTAACAGGAAATCCAATAGCGGGCGCTATAGCTGGTATTGGCGCTGGAATTATAGGTGGTTCAACTCCAGGCACTGGTGGTGGAACGACTGGCGGCGGCGAAGGCGGCGGACCTGATGGCGGAGGAGATGGCGGAGGAGATGGCAGGGGCAACACTAATTTAGGTCCTTTACCCCCAGCTGAAGAAGTACCACCAGAGGTTGATGTTCCTCCAGAAGGCGGAACGGAGGGGGATGTAGTTGATATTCCACAACAAGAATACTTACAGGAATTATCAGCAAGAAGAGACCAACGTTTTGGTTCTTCTGATACGATGCAATTTGAGGAAGGAGCTAATCCGTTTATATACATACCAACCGCATGGGGTGCAGGCGGAGCTGGTACACTAGACATCGAAACTGAAGATGATGTCGAATTGGTATTCGGTTAAGGGGGCAATCATGATAAAAGCAGAACCAGTAAGTATAAAAGAAAGATTAGACCAATTAGCCGCTGAGAGAACACAGTGGGAATCGCTGTGGCAAGATACGATTGATTTAATGCTCCCAAACAGATCACCCATAATTGGTGAAGTATACCCAGGAGAAGACCGCAGTGTTAAAATTTTTGATAGTACAGCTAATAAGTCCCTACTTCGTCTGGCTGCTAATCTAAATGACATGCTTACTAATCAGTCAAGTCATTGGTTTCAATTAAACATAGAAGACCAGGCACTTGCTAGTGAACAAAATGTACAAAAATGGTTAATGGAGGTAACTCGGAAGGTCAGAAAATATTTAGATGATTCCAATTTCTATGACCAAATACATGAGCTTTATATGGACTTAGGTTCTATTGGAACTGGAATACTTTTTATTGAAGATAGTGATGACGAAGGCAAATATCTAAATTTCAAAGCTTGTCACATCAAAGAAATCTTTATTGATGAAGATAAATATGGAAAAGTAGATACAGTGTTTAGAGAAGTGGTTATGTCAGTGAGACAGTGTTATCAGAGATGGGGTGATAAGCTCAGTGATAAACTTTTAGATAAGTATGAACAAGATGCAACAGAAGATGTTCCCATTCTTCATGCTTGTTTTCCTAGAGAAGAAAGAGACCCAGAAAAGAAAGACAATCAAAATATGAAGTACTGCTCGATATGGATGGAAAAAGAACAAGACCATATTATCACAGAGAGTGGTTATGAAACATTCCCATATCTTGTTCCACGGTGGTTGAAATCTAGTGGTGAGAAATTTGGTAGAAGCCCTGCATTGTCAGTGCTTGCAGACATTAGGACGTTGAATGATATGATGGAAACATTGTTAAGAGCAGCTCAGTTTGCAGCCGATCCTCCACTCCAAATCCCTGATGATGGGTATATGAGTTTAGATTTAGAACCAGGAGGGCACAGTGTTTATAGGTCAGGAACTAATGACCGCATCGTCCCTCTTGAAACTGGCAAGCGTGTTGGTATTAACAGCGAACTATTACAACAGTCGAGAGATAGTATTGCTGATGCATTTTTTACTACTCAGCTGCAGGTTATAGATAAATCTGAGATGACAGCTGAGGAAGTTAGAGCAAGGATGCAAGAGAACATGAGAATTATCGGTCCAACCGTAGGTCGTCTGCAGAATGAATTACTAAGCGATCTTATTTACCGTGTGCTAAATATTTTACAATACTCTGTTGATTCCAACAATGATCCAATATTACCTATTCCACCAACAGAGATTCAAGGCGAAGAGTATTCGTTGAAATATGTTTCACCACTAGCTAAGGCAAAACGTCAGAATGAATTACAAGCTATTAACGGCGCTGTGGGAACTGGCTTTCAGTGGGGCGAGGTTAAACCAGAGGTCTTAGATAATTTAGATATTGATTCAGCTTATCGTAGAGCAGTAGATATTATGGGTGCTCCAATAGATATATTGGTACCAGAAGACGCAGTCAAGAAGGAAAGGGCTAAACGAGCGCAGCAGATGGCTCAAGCTAACCAAATGGCTGCTGGACAAGGGCAAGCCGATATAGCTGAGACAGCATCCAAGGCAGAAAAAAATATGTCGGAAGTGAGGATAAATAAGGATGAGCGATAAAATGACGAAGGAATTTGAAAAGAAGGTTAGGATGTTCATACAGTGTTTCGGGACTGATTCAGGGCAAGAAGTATTTGAAGATTTGTACAGACATTGTCAAGTAGATTTACCATCTTTGACTAAGAATAAAGATGGGTCAGTTGACTCATTACATATGGCTTACAAAGATGGAGCAAAATCAGTATATTGGTATATTAAAAAATTAATTGAAACGGACTTACCCACTGGGTAACTCACGGTCTGCAGGCATGCAGGTAACTGAGAGTCCAATAAGGGGGAAATTATGCCAGAAGAAAACACAGTACCAGAAGGATTAACGATAGCAGAGGATGGAAAATTAACGGAACACCAAAAAAATTTTATGGACAAGGGTTGGAGATTGATGTCGCCAGAATATGGAACACACCCTTCAACAGAAAGTCATAGTGGTTTAGATAGTTTTATTAAATCATACGTTCATAAAGAAAAAGCACTTGGCGGAAAAAAATTACCTATGCCGAGGAAAGATTGGAAGTCAGAGGATTGGCAGGAATTTAATGAGCAGATAGGGACGCCTAAAGAAGCCAAAGATTATGGTCTTGAAGCCCATGAGGGTATAAATGAAGCAGACATGGATTGGTATAAAGAAATGGCTCATAAGAATGGGCTAAGTGATCGTCAAGCTAAATCGTTGTGGAACGATATGTACGAAAGAAACACTAATGCTCGTAAAACACTTACAACCAAACAAGCACAAGAAAAAGAAACTAAAATTAGTAAGTTGAAAGATAAGTGGGGGTCTGATTTCGAGGCTATGCTTACTTCAACCAATAAAGGATTTAAGAAGTGGGACACAGATGGTAGTGTTATGAAAGTCCTGAAAGATAGAGGCTTGATGGATGAGCCAGATATAATTGAATTAGCACATAAAATCGCTTCAAGCTTTAATGAAGACAATGCACCTGGTGGCACAAAAACACCTAGACCAGTTACGAAAGAACAGGGTGCAGCTAAAGCTAAGAAGCTTATGTCGGAAGCTATTAAAAATAAAAAAGACAGCGCGCTCTTCAATAAAAACGATCCAATGCATGAAGAAGCAGTGGCAGAGTACACTAAGTACGCTGGAATGGGTGGTTCTTAATGGCCGCTCTGACACAGAAACAAAAAGATGATATAGATTTCAAAAAGAATTTAGAAGCGCGCGTTCAGTGTATTACTCTTGCCATGACATACGGCAAGAACAAAGAACGCCCCTGGGGTTTAGCCGACCAAATTTATAGATGGGTTAGGTATGGAAATCCCAGAACACCGACTTCGTAGAAGGCACACCTTTCCAGGTCCTTTGAAGAAGTTAAAAAGTAAGGGGGCAACCCGCAAGGGTCCCGAAACCCACTTACCGAAAGAGTCCTCATTGAGGGTAACTCCGAAGGTCGCGTATCTCGGCGTAATCGAGAAATAAAACTTTAACAATAGGAGATATCCAAAATGGCAGAAATTAGTGATGTAACTAAAAATACATATCAAATGACCTTTTCTACCCTGGAACAACAGATGGGCAGTAAGCTCCAGGATGCAGTTATTCGTGAAAACGTAGAGGGTGAATTCTATTTCACAGATTCTCAGGAAGCTGCTGACTTTATAGAAACCTTTACAAGAAATGCTGATACAGTAAATCAGGATTTGACTTTTGAAAGACGGAGACTTGGTCTTCGTAGATTTAATTACGCACCTATGATTGATTCCTTTGATAAGATAGCACTCATCAATGACCCAACTTTCGCTGCGACTAGCAACGCTCTTTACGGAGCAGGTCGTAGAAAAGATGCACTCATTGTTGAAGCTGCTTATGGAACAACTTATGGATCTTATGACAACTCCACATCCTTTGTGTATGACACCAATAATACTATTGCTGTTAATGAGGGTGGTGCTGGAAACGTCGGGCTGACCGTTGAGAAACTGCGCGCTATGGCAGAGATTTTCGAAGCAGCTGACGTGCCTGATGAGATTCCTAAATTTATCGCTGGAACAGCGAAACAGAAAAGAGATTTATTAGCTTCTACTGAAGTAACCAGTGCTGACTATGCATCCGTGAAGGCATTAGTTCACGGGGTCGTAGACAGTTTTATGGGCTTCACCTTTATCTGGGTGAATGGTTCAGTTGATGGCGCTAAAATCATTCCTGTTGATGGAAGCGGTTACAGGCGTGTATTGGCATGGGCTCAAGATGGATTGACTTTGGGTGTTGGTAAAGATGTTGCTACTGACATTCAAATAAGAGTTGATAAGAACAATAGTTATCAGCTGTGGCATGAAATGTTTATTGGAGCCAACCGTACATCCGAAAAGAAAGTCGGAAGCATTCTTTGTTCCGAGGTTTAAGATTAAAAAAATAAATCAACTAGGAGGATTTTTAGATGACCACATATTACAGTGTTAATAAAACAAAAAACCTCGCTCCGTCGAATTCGAACATTTTACCTGCCGCTGAAAATGGCAGTCCTGTTCGTTTTATGCACGACAGCTACGAAGCTGCCGGCGTGGTGAAGGGAAGTACTATTAAAATGGGTGGAGTGATACCTAAGGGTGCCATTATTGACCCAGATAGTAAGTTGTATCATGACGCTCTTGGCTCTAACTCAGCTCTGGCTGTTGGTACCGCCGCTCTCGGTGTAGAACTGAGCGCTAGTGAAGCTACAACCTCTGCTGGTACTTTAGAGTTGGGTGCTGATGTAGATAGTTTTGGTACCCCACTTACAGCTGACTCCGAGATCTACGTCAGTGTATCTGGTACAGGTGCTATTACTGGTACACTGCGTCTTGCTCTTAAATACGTGAGTATGTAAGAAAACTAAACAGGGAGCCTTTCTAGAGGGCTCCCTTAATAGAAGAAAATTAGGAGGTTATATGTCATCTCTCGTGGGTATGATAAATGCAAGTTTGGTTAAGGTTGGCGGTAATACAATTCTCTCTTTGACTGAGGGCAGTGAGGAGGCTCGGCATTGTAATATTAGATATCAAGAGATTATGGATACTCTGCTCCAGAGTCACCCTTGGAACTTCAGCATACATAGAGCAACGCTGACTCCACTAACTACCACACCAAACCATGAGTGGGATTATCAGTTCTTACTGCCAACAAACCCATATTGTTTGAAGGTTCTTAGTGTGTATGATGATTACCCATTCAAGGTAGAGGGTAGAAACATCTTGTGTGATGAAGCTAGTATTGATATAAAATATATAAAAAGGGTCACAGATGTAAATACTCTATCACCAATATTTAGAGAGTTATTTTCATTATATCTTGGCTCTGAATTAGCTTATCCAATAGCTGGAAGTAATAGTTTGAAACAACAACTTCTAGCAGAGTTTACCAGAATGCTAAGCGTTGCAAGGTCTATTGACGGTCAGGAAGGAACTCCCCAAAAGTTTAAGACTGGATCTTGGATTAGTTCAAGAGGTAGAGGTTCAAGTAGATACGCTGTAGCGCGGAGGTATTAATAATGGCACGAACAACTACGTTATATTCTGATTGGACTGGTGGTGAATTATCTCAGAGATTGGTAGGACGGTCTGATATTCCTATCTATAAAAAAGGTGCTCACGAACTAACCAATGTTCTTATATGGGCGCATGGAGGTATAACCAAACGACCAGGTACATACTACAAGTCCACAGCATTAGATTCAACTAAACCAGTGAGACTAATTCCGTTCGAGTATAGCACCACTCAAGCATATGTTATAGAGCTTGGAAACTATACAGCGAGATTCTATAGAAACAGTGGTATAATATTAGATGGTGCCGTACCTTATGAAATAGTGACACCATGGGCAGCTGAGGACTTACCTCTTCTTAGGTTCGTTCAATCTGCTGATGTGTTGTTTGTAGTACATCCAGACTATCCCCCTAAACAACTCACAAGAACAGGTCATACTTCCTGGACAATAGAAGACCATGAGTTCGAGAATGGTCCATTCCTTGAGAAGAATACTACTTCTATTACTGTTAACCCAACAGCTACAACTGGTTATGTAGGTCTAACTGCGTCAGTAGGAATATTTGATTCAACTCACGTTGGTTCTCTGTGGAAGATAGAAGACAACTTAACTGAAGAAACATCTGCAAGTGGTTCAAATCAATATACAGATGCCATTCAAGTAGATGCTGGTGAAGATATTATAGCACAAATAAATGGAACATGGGTTGGGTCAGCTACACTACAACGCTCACTAGATGTTGGGCTAACTTGGTTAGACTACAATACTTTTACTATTAACACAGCTGTATCTTTCACTGAAGCACAAGACGAGGTGTTTTATAGATTGGGTATTAAGATAGGCGACTACACAAGTGGTACAGCAGAACTTGCTTTAATCAAGATGCGGGAATATGGTATAATGAAAATAGAAGAGTTTAATACAAGTACCAATGTAAGTGGAACAGTTCAAAGGGCTTTTCCTACAGCAGATGCTACAACCAATTGGTACGAGGGTACATGGAGTTCGTTGAATGGATATCCTGAGACAGTAGCGTTCTTTGAACAACGTCTTATATTCGGTGGTAATTGGTATAGACCCCAAACTGTATGGGGAAGTCGCGTAGATGACTACATAGATTTTGATGAGGGTATTGGAAATGATGATGACTCCTATAGTTTTACGTTAGTGTCTAACGATGTTAATGCCATTAGATGGATGACTGCTGTTGATACCTTAAGAATAGGTACCGTTGGCGGGGAGTGGAGATTTGGTAATAGGGACTCCGCTACTACCCCAACAAATGTAAATGTAAAGAAATACACAACTGAGGGTTCAGCTGCTATACAAGGACAACTTATAGGAAACAGCGTTCTATTCGTACAGAGAGGAAGTAACAAGCTAAGAGCGATGATTTACGACCTTAGACAAGATACTTACCTCACACCTGAAATTACGTTGAAAGCAGAACATATGCTTAAGGACACAGGTGGAGTTATAGATATGACGTATGCCTCACAACCAGACCCTATTATATGGATGGTGACAGAAGACGGCACGTTAGTAGCTTGTACATATGACCAAGGTAACGGTATTACAGCATTCCATGAACACGAAACAGATGGATACTTTGAGAGTGTTACATCTATAGCTGGCTCTAATAGAGATGAAGTTTGGGTAGTGGTAAAGCGTACTATAGATGGTAGTGATGTAAGATATGTGGAACAGTTTCAAACCACTGATTGGACAGATCAGGATGATGCTATATATCTTGATTCATGCTTAACCTATCAGGGCGCTGCTTCTACTACAATTAGTGGGTTGGAACATTTAGAGGGTGAAGAGGTTTATATTATTACAGATGGTGCTACACATGCACCTCAAACAGTAGCAGGTGGAGAAGTTAATCTCAACTGGGCTTCTGACAAAACACATGTAGGACTCAGATACACATCCAACGCTGTTACAATGCCAATAGTACCGCCTGTTGAGGCAGGTACTTCTATGGGCAAACGGAAAAAAGCTTTTAAGTTAACAGTGAACTTCTACAAGACGAACTACTGCAAGATAGGAGCTTATGGTGATACCTTGGATGAGATACCTTTTAGAACTACAAACGATGAGATGGATAGAAGAGTACCACTTTATACTGAAACGAGAGAACAAGCGTTTCCACATGGGTACGTCAGAGACTTAAAAATACACATACAGAGTGATCTACCATTACCGTTCTCAGTCTCTGGATTGGGACCGATGACTGGTGCATCACCAAACTAAGAGGTGACATATGAGTTGGTTAACAGGTGGGTTAATGCTTGGAGGTGCCGTTTTAGATTGGATGGGCTCCGAAAGTGAACAAGATGCCATTGATGATGCAGCTGATGCTCAAGCTGCGGAGTTAGCTAGAGTAGCAAAAGCTAATAAAGAGCTCTCCTATCAAGATGCAAAAACTGCACTTAGAATGGGTCAGAAGCGTAGATTTCAAGCTGATGCACAATCTGGCATTATGTATAACAATCTACAGAAGTTGTTGTCTACTCAAAGAACTCGCTACGCCAAATCAGGTGTGAACTTAAAAGAAGGTTCTCCTGTAGATGTCATGGAAGCCACAACAGAAGCCGCTGCGAAAGATATCATGAATGTGAAATACCAAGGTAAGAGTGCTCAAGCTGAAGCTAATAGTTTGGCAAGAAGGTATGTAACATTAGCAGAAAATGGTATGAGAGATGCTGCTGCTCAGGCGTCATTAATACAGGATGCTGCTAATGATGCTACAACTGCCTCTAAGTGGGATCAATACAGCAGTGTATTTAATACAGCATATCAATGGTATCAAGTATCATAGGAGGAAAAATTGAATATACCTACATATAATGAAAAAGTAACGCCTGGTGCTCAGTCAGAAGGAGTATTTGTATCTGATGTTTTGAGACGGACGCCTAATAGAATACCCACACTTGACAAAACTGGCAAAAGTATGAGTAGGATGGGTAAGACCTTGGCTAACATAGGCATAGATATGGAAGAGGCATATAATGCTAAACTGTTGGCAGACAGCCAAGTAGATACTATGAAAAAGTTTGCTGATCTCGATAAACAGATGCAAGACCCTATGTGGAAAGCACAAGAAGAAAATCACTGGTCTAAGTGGAACGACCATTATTCAGAAGCAAGTGGTAAAATCATTAATGACATTGAAGAAAACTTTGGTGGTGGGCGTAAAGCCAAAGACATGGCTCTTAGAAAAGCCCAAGAATATCAAATCAACTATGGTGTCAGAAGTGATACAAGAGCAAGGTCTGCTCAAGTAGATGAGCATGAACAAGACGTAATCACTAAACAACAGGATTATACTGAGTTGGCTGTCGGTGCTTATATGAATAAACAGATGGATGCTCTAGCAGACATCACACAAAACTTTTCCTCCTATCTTGCTGGTCAAGTAAAATCTGGTGTAATGACACCACAACAGGCACAAGCAAGAATTGATAATTTGAATACCGATGTTGTTAATGGAGTATGGACATATAGAACTACAAAACCTGAAGAAGCTTACGCAGCATATACTGAGTTAGGTGGGTTAGAAAAGTTGTATAGTAAAATGAATTCCACTGAAAGATTAACAGAGGAAGAAAATGATTTACTACAAGAGATAGAGTCCACTGGTTTAGGACTTGCTGATGTTATTAGATACAAGAATCAAGCTCGTAAAACAATGATGGATGCTATAAAGCTGGCAGAAGCCACTAATAAAGAAGAACAAGAGAGAGTAGAGAAAGCGCTGAAAGCTTCACAGAATTTGAATGTAAAAATGTTTATGATTCGAGCACAGAATGGCACAATGACACCAGAATTTATGACTCTCTTTGATGAAGAATATATGCATGGTGGCATATCTGAAGACGATTACAAAGCTGTGAAAGCAATATCCAGAACTACCGCAGGTAAAGATGAGAACAAAACAGAGAGCAAAGACCTATTGATAGAAGCGTACACAATGCTGTCAAGAAATCAAAAATTAGGCGAATGGATTGAGAACAATAAAAAAGACCTAAAACCATCTACTGTTAAGGACTTAGTGAAGAAGAATGCTGACAGACAATATAAACGTGGACTGAGTGTTATAGAACAGCTGCTCAAACCACATCCATTGGATACTTCATACGCCGCCAAGAGGAAGAAGGGTCAATTTATTGATGCGGTAATAGAATATGATAAACTATTAGCTGCTGAGGAAGACCCAAATGTTGTGGTCAATCATGTAAAATTAGGTAGAGATGCAGCTGAGTCAACTGACCCAACCTTGGTATTAACCGATGAACAAAAGAAGTTGGACGTCATATTACGACAGACACGAAAATTAGCAGAACAAGCTATACCTAAAGGCTTACAGCCAATGGTAGTGCAGGAACGACAAAGAGTAATAAATGAAAAATACATTACTGATTTTAACCAGATGATAAAAGATACTACAAAATAAGGAGCTGACACAAATGGCTAATAACTTAGAAAAAATCATCATAAATAACATTGAAGAGGAAGAATCCGTCGATAAAAAATTTGGTTTTGATTACGGATATTCTAATATGGAACAACTAGACCTTCCTCGAGGTAGAGATTGGGAACCAGAAGAAGCTCCTGTCGATGATGTTGGTCAAGGCGAGGCAGCCAAACCAAAAGAAGAGCCAACCGAACCAATAGAGGAAAAGAAAGTTGCTCCTAGTAAAGCAAAGAAACAAACTGAGGATTGGGTCCCATCTGATAAATCGGAGCCCTTTACAAGAAAGGATTATGATTTTTATGACAAATTCATGACTGATGTGGATCGTGAGAACCTCAGTATAAATATTAAAAAGTTTTCCTTCTTTAATCCAGAACTTAAGAAAGAACAGGTGTATGAAAAGGCGTTTAGAGAAACTGTAAAACACTATGACCAAGAACGAAAAGATATAAAAAATACGCCTATTAGACCAATTAAAGAGCAAAAACTGTTTCATAACTTTGGAAATGAACTTAAACAGGTTCCTAAAGAATTAGGGCGTGGTGGTGTTGCTGGCACTTTAGGGTTAGCTGAAAGTGTTGGTACAGTTGCTAGATATATAGGTAAACGTTTGGAACCTGAAGCTCTGACTTTTGAACAAATGCCAGCTAATGAGAAAGCAGAAGTAATTAGTATGAAGGCTATAGTCCAAAAGAGAGATGGTTTGACACCTGAACAAGCTCAGATAAGAGCGATGAGCATTGTAAATGAACAGCATATGAAACCTGCTGAAGGTTTGTCTGACACACTTGTTCAACAAGGCGAGTTGATAGAAAAATATTGGGGCGAAGCTAGTGAAATGTGGGGACCGCCTGATAAAATAAGTAATAAGAATGTAGTTGATGACCCACACTTGTTAGGAAGTCCTGTATGGTGGGCGTATAATATAGGTAATATGATTCCAACATTAGCTGCGTCTATACTTCCAGGCGCTGCAGCTGCTAAGACAATTAGATCATTTGGTGTTTTGGCAAAGTATACCCCAGCAATGGTATCAAAGATAGCAACTCTTGGCGGAGCCATCACTGGTGGTACTGTCGGCGGTGGGTTGGAAGGAACAGCCACATATCGGTCAGTTATTGAGGCGGGCGGTACTGAAATAGAAGCAGCACGAGCTGCTGAACTTATGACATTATTTTCTGCTGGACTGAATTCATTATCAGTTGGTAAAGTACTTCAGAAAGCAGGACCAGGATTCAAAGCAAAAGTAGTAAAAAAATTAG